TACCAATTGCTTTAGACATTTATGTATCTTACACGAATGAATTCTCTAAATATTTTGCTACTATACTATAAGCGACGATGAACAAAAATTTTATCATCATATTATTTTTCGCTATGATCATCGTCGGTGCTGTTATATACATCAACTCTAAAGATGAAAAAGATTCAGGGGATGATAAACCCGAGACCCTAACATTTGAAGTTGTAGGTATAACTGTATCCAAGACTGAGAATTACAAACCTTGGTTTACGGAAAGGTATACACACGATGAATACGTAGCCATGTCTATAGGAACTGTGTTCACGTACACTTTAAAAATAAATAGTGGTGCCCAAATTCTCAACAAACTGAGTATTACACGTACTGGACCTAACAGTCTGTCTGAGGAGACGTGGGTCCCGACGTTGATGACAAAGGATATTCCCAGTGCAGATTGGGTAAATAATAAAGATATCATCGTAGAATTTCCATCATTAGAAGATGAAAATATCAAGGGGACGCACCGATTTTCTATAAATTATACAATACCAGGTACTTCTAAAACTGATGTAGCACCTATAGAAACTACGGTCACGAATTACGATCTTTCCGTGGGTATAGAAGATGGTGTGGTGAATTTAAATTTTACGGAATCGGAACTTAGTTCAGAAGCGGGATTTCAAACAATAAAAGATATAGTGTATATTACTGATTTTGATGGAACAGTAAATTTTGGGTCTGAAGATGACGTATATTTTTCACCAGAGGAAGGAACTAATGGTAAGGGGTTTAGAATACAAGGTATAGGGCCCGTATACCACACACTTTATAAATATAAATACAATGATCTTATGTATTTTTCTACAAGTCCGGATGCAAACTTTAAAAATGAAGATGTTATGTTTTTAGATAAATCTAAAAACCTAGTACAGTATAGTGAGGATGTATTTAATGATATAGGATTTAGAGTTGCATCAACGCCGTGCGTTTTCGAGCCGTTCGACAATAATAAGACCTACCCGGGGTCGCATAGTGATAATTATTCAAGGTATTGTAAAAATCTTATAGATGGGTCCGATTGTGCGAAAAGGTTGTGTGCGACAACGGACGCTAAAGGCGCATGTAGGGGGGAATGTGAACAATTGTAACTAATTACATTTAAATAAATTATTGACAAGTATTAAATGATACCAGTATTGTTAATATTGGTACTCTTAATTTTATTCATTTCCAGGAATCAGGCCAATAAAGAGGTGGGTGTTCTAGGGTATAAAACGACGTTTTTTCATATATCCAATGGACAATCGAAAGAGATGTATGAAAAAATAAAGAAAGATGGTGCGTCCCCCGAATCTCTTAAAGAGTTTATGATGTTAGAAGATAGATTGCTTCGTTTAGAGTTCGTTTCTGTGTGTACGGGTGTGTCCCACGAATATGAAGCATTCGCTGTATCTGGTAAAATAAAGGGTCTATTTACACCCTACGACTTTTCGTACCATGCGAAACACTTAAAGCAGGTATCTGAACCACACAAACTTATAAATAAAAGTATAACATGTTAGTTAAGTAAAGTAAGCTTCTTTTATGCTGACAAGATTCCATTTTTTTTAAATTATCGTAAATATAAACTATGAGATTTAAATCATCTGGGTCTCTATTCATTTCTATCCATTTTTCTGCATCTTCTGTAGTGACAAAATCTGATGTGCAAAAATATGCTTCTTCCATTTTTCCTATTCCGTATTGAGTTTCCTCGTTCCTCGTTTGACTAATATAATTACATATGATCACATACATGAGGTCTGCTATTTTTTCACGAATATCTATATCGTAATGATCTGGGTTAATCGTATCTACGTCTATACCTTTTTTGGTTCTAAGATTTCTTAAAAAAACCTCTCGCGGGCATTCCATACCTACACGTGGTCTTTTCCTTTTAAATTAGTCATCGTTTCCAAACATGTTTCCACTCATGGGATTCTCTTCAATAAGGCCCAATCCGAAAATGAATTGTTGATTCACGATATACTTTTCACCATATTGGCGCGTGTCGTGCTTCACGTATATATCGCGTTGACTGAAAGGGCCGATATAGAAATCGTACCCAAATTTAGGTTTACCGAGGTTATTATCTGAGCAATAGGTATTGAATTTCTTTACAAACTCTGTCACGGTACAGAACTCCTCGGGATCGATTTTTATATGATGCGACTGCATGAAATTCTCCAATGTGGATACAGCACCCGCAATCTGCTTTTGAATATCTTTGAAATAACTGGGTACGACATTCCAAATGTCCTTCTTAGCGTATTTCTGTGAGTATTCTAGATATGCGCGTACACACTTTTGTAAAATACAAGGCAATTCCGCCTCGAGCTTATGTTCGAGAGTGGGATCCGCATCCTTCACTTGCTTTCCAAAGTTTACGGTGAGAATGCGACGGAGGACACTTCCAGAATTATCCTTCCAATGTGGAACTTCATTACCCCCCAAAATACCCGGCGTCGTCCATTCCATAGAATGTGCCTTCTCGTGTTTTACCGCGATAGATACATCTTCACCGCTCACGATAGACTGAAACTCTGCCTGTTCGAGTGCCAAATCGTTCTTGACTTCTGGAGCGATAAACATGAAAGCATCCTTGATAGCAGAAAGACCAAATTTCCTTTCAACATTGTTCGAGAGTGTTTTGACATCCTCCGTGCAATAAAACTTACGCAGAACCTTTGTTATGATAGTCGATTTACCGGATCTCGCCACACCCTTTAGGAACGGGATAACTTGCCATCCATCTAGGTCATTCACGTCATAACACAAGCGCCCACACATGACATAAATCCATCTCGCAACATCTTCATCAAATTGTTGGTAATCAAAGATTGATTTGAAGTGTGGTGTGGGTATATCGTACCAATCCTCGAGGTGGGTGTAATTAGGAAATTCTTGATCGAAATATTTACAGCTCACGATAGACTGATCGAGACTCTTAAACTCTTTAGATTCATAATCATAAAACTCTGCGGTGTACAAACCCGTTTTATCGGACCATTTCTTCGCTACAAAAACACCATTATCAAAAGACCACACATGTCTATTCTTTGTAATATCGGGAAACTGCATATCGTTTATATTTGTAAGATGCGTTATGACATCTTTATAGCCCGTACCCCTTGAAGTGAGATTCTTCCATAAATCGAACCAAGTTTCCTTTCTACCGACACTATACACAAACTCACTTATACTTTGTTTAGGCTTCCAAGCTCTGGAAGGGCATCCAGTCTTAGTCATGATCTGTTCACAACAATACCCCTTGTACCGCCTAATATTGTGTGAATATAAGTGCTTAAGACACTGCATGATAGATTGCTGATAAGGTGATAATTCGTCTACTTTATTTATAGTAGACATTCGGAAAATAGCAGGATCGGATTCGGGGTTAATGGGTACGTATGTTGGATTATTCACTCGTTCCATGATACGCGCAGCACGGAAAACGATCGTCCACGCATCATCTACTTGATCGATGAGACGGTTTATACGAGTGGCGAGTGTTGTATCCTGATCATTTTTATCCAATTCTTCCAGCATTTTAAGTTCGTTGGCTTTGTGATAAATTTCACAAACATGATCACGGATCTGTACGTATTTAGTCACGACACGTTCTATGTCTATGATTTTGGGCATACCTTTTTGGTCAAGTTCGTCGGGTAAGAAAAACATATTATACCCTAGACGATAGGGAATCTTAGGGTCGTTTTTGTGATATATGTCCCAATACTCTTCGAGTTCTGATAGGTGGGATACGAGCTTTTCATTATTGAAAGTTTTAATTTCGTTCGCCCATAGCGCTTGGTTCGCTTCGTTCGGGTCTGCACTTTCATTAATGAAATGTGTCGCTTCTGACATTTCTATTATAATACTTCATTTTTCTAAGCTACTATTTTTGGAGGGTGGTCAAAAGTTTGACTAAAATTTTATTTTGGATTTCGAGTTGTCGACCCATGTTTACCAGGGCACTACATATAGTATCACCATCTTCCGTCATGAGTGTGGAACCCAATAAAGTTTCCACTGTCATGTATTGCTCGATATCATCTTCATCCTCATATTCATATTCATTCATATCAACTTCTTCCTCTTCATCGGCGATTTCCTCTTCATCGGTGATTTCCTCTTCATCGGTGATTTCCTCTTCATCAATTTCCATCTGAGTTGGTTCTTCGGTATCGGACATTTATTTATGTTCAGGAAAAATCGGTACGTTTTTTTCGCACTTTGTCCGAAATTATTTTCTTGCTATATAGTACAACAACACAAAAATGGCCGGTGGTCTTATGCAACTCGTCGCTTACGGAGCCCAGGATGTCTATCTGACTGGCAACCCTAAGGTTACTTTCTTTCAGGCGGTTTACCGTCGCCACACTAACTTCGCTATGGAGAACATCGAGCAGACCGTCAACGGTACTGCCGCTCCTTCCGGTCGCGTCTCTGTCACCGTCGCTCGTAACGGTGATCTCGTCGCTGACATGTACGTAGAGATGGAGGCTGCCGCGGGTGTCATTACTACTTCCACTGACGCTGTGGGAGGCCATTCCAACGAGTGGATCGCCGAGCGTGCGATCAAGGATGTTGAGTTATCAATTGGCGGACAAAGGATTGACAAGCACTACCAGACCTGGTGGAGGCTTTACTCCGAGCTTTACCTCGATGCCTCTAAGAAGGTTAACTACGGTAAGATGACTTCCGGTGTCGCCGGTGCGAAGGTATACCTTCCTCTTATTTTCTTCTTTAACCGCAATCCTGGACTCGCCCTCCCACTAATTGCCCTGCAGTACCATGAAGTCCGTCTCGATTTCGATTTAACTCAGGAAATCGCTGACTACGCGGTCGCTTCCTCTTTCAAGGTATACGCCAATTACATCTACCTCGACACTGAGGAGCGTAGGCGATTTGCCCAGAAGGGCCACGAATACCTCATTGAGCAGGTTCAGCACACTGGAACTGATACCCTCTCCGCCGGTTCGAACCAGAAGAGGCTTTCGTTCAACCACCCCGTCAAGGAGCTCGTGTGGTGCCTCTCCCAATCTGCCAAGACTCTCAACAGCATGTGGAACTTCACCAAGAACGTCGCTGCCGGTCAGCCTCAGTTGACCACTGACATCGGTGCCCTCGCCGCTGAGGGTCAGATCGCCGCCGATCTTGGCAACTGCCCCAGGATTCACAACACTGGCGGTGCCGCCACCACTTTTGATGAGGATGCTGCCTCTAACATGACTGACATGAAGCTCGTTCTCAACGGTCAGGACAGGTTCAAGGAGCAGGGTTCCAAGTATTTCAACTCCGTCCAGCCCTACAACCACCACTCCGGTACCCCCATGCCCGGTATTTACTCCTACTCCTTCGCGCTCAAGCCCGAGGAGCACCAGCCTACCGGCACGTGCAACTTCTCCCGCATTGATAACGCGCAGGTTGCTATTAACGCCGCCAGCACGGGGGCGGGCGAGCCCCTCACCCTCAACATGTTCGCGGTCAACTACAATGTCCTCCGCATCCAGTCGGGTATGGGTGGTCTTGCCTTCTCTAACTAAGCATACAAATCAAATTTGTATTTGCTATTAAAATTAATTAATAATTCAACTTTAAAAAGTATTAAATCATACTTTTTAAAGTTGAAGAAAAATTTAACAGGATACTATAATAATGGCTTCGGTATACGCTGTCGCGAATCCTTCTGGTCATTCCCGTGTTCCTAAGGTTCGCGAAAATTTTAAAATTACACTTCGTACACCTATGGGGCAACACTCTTTTGAGTGTGATAAGTCTACATACATATTGGATGCGGCGGAAAATAATAACATAGAACTTCCGTATTCGTGTCGCACGGGT